CTGCCAAGACATTGCCAGCGGCCTGAACCAGTCCGACGCATACCGAGCCGCTTACAACGCCGAGAAAACAAAACCCGACGTTGTGAACGTCAAAGCCAGCCAATTGATGGCTCACGGTAAGGTGTCGGTAAGGGTGGTTTCACTGCGTGACGCATTGGCAAACAAAGCCTTATGGACGCGCGAGGACAGCGTCAGAGCGCTCAAGCAGATTGCGGATGGGGTAGGGGGCGCAACCAAGCCTGGCGAGGCTGTATCAGCGATTAAAGAGCTGAACGCCATGCACGGCTTTGCCGCTCCGGTGAAGGCTGACTTGCGCTTAAGCGGCGGCCTGGTGCTGATACCGGCCAAAGCATGAGCGAGTTCCGGTGGGAGCCAACCGCCAAGCAGAGCGAGTTTCTGAGCGCCAGTGACGACGAGGTGCTGTTTGGTGGCGCGGCTGGTGGCGGCAAGTCTGATGCGCTGATTGCCGATGCGCTGGGTGCCAGCTTTGGCGGCTATCTAAACCCGCGCTACCGGGCGCTGCTGATACGCAAGACGTTTCCGCAGCTGCGCGAGATCATTGACCGAACCCGGTTGATTTACCCGGTGGTGGATCCTGGCGCCACTTTCAAAGAGGCCGACCGCAGCTGGCAATTCAGCAGCGGCGCCAAGGTGATCTTTGGTTATTGCGAGCGCGACCCTGATGTGCTGCAGTACCAGGGGCAGGAGTTCCAGTGGATTGGCATTGACGAGCTGGGCCACTTTGCCACGCCCTATGTGTACGAATATTTGACCAGCCGGCTGCGCAGTCCGGACGCTGGTTTGAGCTGCTACATGCGAGCCAGCTGCAACCCCGGTCCCAAGTGGATCATGCAGCGCTTTGGGATTACCAAAGGCGGCCTGGCATCTTTGGTGACGCTGGACATTGAGGGGCGACAGTTTAGGCGGCGGTTTATCCCGTCGTTCCTGAGCGACAACCGGCACTTGGACGGCACCGGCTACCGCGAGCGCCTGCTGCAATTGCCTGATGCCGAGCGGCAGATGCTGCTGGATGGCCGCTGGGATGTGTTTGACGTGCCCAGCGCCGTCTACAAAGACGAGATGCGCGCATTGCGTGATGACGGCCGGCTGCGGCCAATACCGCACGACCCGATGCTGAAAACCCATACTGTGTGGGATTTGGGCTTTGCCGACTCAATGGCGGTAATTTTTGTGCAAAAGGGGCCGGACGGCGCGCTGCGCTTGATTGATTACCTGCAAGACAACCGCAAGCCGCTGGACTTTTATTTGCGCGCACTCAGAGACAAGCCGTACGACTACGGCACGGATTGGATACCGCACGACGGCGCTAGCAAGCACTTTCTGACTGGCAAATCAACGCAGGAAGTGATGGCGCAGGCTGGCCGAACCGTGCAGGTGCTGCCCAGGACCGATGTTGATGAGGGCATCAAGCTGGCTCGCATGGTGTTTCCGCGCGTGTATTGCGACGAGCGCAGGACCGAGACGCTGGTGGACTGCCTGCAGAACTACAAGTACGGCGTGAACGCGCAAACCGGCGCATTTACCCAGCCGGTGCATGACAACGCCAGCCACGGCGCCGACGCCTTTCGCTATCTGGCGATGTGCGAAGGCCAGATTACCAACCAGCATTGGGGCGGTGCCCTGAATTACCCAAAACTGAGCTTTGCCTAAAAAGACCTGACCATGCCAAAAATGTCCGACGACCAACTGCGCGCCGTAACCGACGGTGAAATGCGCCAGGCCGTTGGCTATTGGTCTGGCAAACTGGCCAACCAGCGCCTGAAGGCCATGGCCTATTACCTGGGCGAGGCCAAGCTGGATCTGTCGCCGCCCGAGGTGGAGGGCCGCTCCACCGTGGTCAGCCCGGACGTGCGCAACACCATTGAGAGCATGCTGCCGCAGCTGATGGTGAAGTTTTGCGGTGGCGACAGCGTGGTGGAGTTTGAACCCAACAAGCCCGGCGACGAAGCCAAAGCCGCCCAGGCCACCGACTACTGCAACCATTGTTTCTTTGCCCGCAACAACGGCGAGCGCGTGGCCTACAACTGGATGAAGGACGCGCTGCTCAGCAAGAACGGCATCATCAAGGTCTGGTGGGACACCCGCAGCGAGGAGACCCGCGAGGAGTACATGGGCATGTCGGACATTGAGCTGGCTCAGCTGATGGACGACGACGAGATTGAGGTCACCGAGCAGAAAAGCTACCCAGACGAGGACGACGCCGAGCAGCGCCAAGAGGCGATTCAGCAGCTGAACCAGCAACTGCAACAGGCCGCCATGGCCGCCCAGCAGGGCAACCCGCAGGCCCAGCAGGCCGTGATGCAGCTGCAGCAGCAACTGGCTCAGATTGACCAGCAGCCGCCCAAGCTGCTGTTTGACGTGACCTGCAAGCGGGTCATCCCCGGCGGCAGAATCAAGGTTGAGAACGTGCCGCCCGAAGAGTTTTTGATCTCGCGCAAGGCCAAAACCATTGCCGACGCTGGCTTTGTGGGCCACCGCGTGGTGCGCTCGGCCTCTGAGTTGCAGGCCATGGGTTACAAGAACGTGGACCAGCTCACCAGCGACGACTCCAGCGCTAGCTTGAACATGGAGCGCATCGAGCGCCTGGCCTACGACGACGAGCTGGCCTACCTGAACACCGACACCGTCAGCACGCTGGACCCCTCGCAGCGGCTGATTTGGGTCACCGAGTGCTACGTGCGGGTCGACTTTGACGGTGACGGCATTGCCGAGCTGCGCAAGGTGGTGCGAGCCGGCAACCAGATCCTAGACAACGAGATTGTCGATGTCTGTCCGTTTGTGGACATCACGCCGGTGCCCATGCCGCACAAGTTCTTTGGCCTGTCCGTGGCCGACCTGGCGCTTGAGGCCCAGCGCATTAAAACCAGCATTCTGCGCGCTCAGCTCGACAACCTTTACCTGTCGGTCAATGGCCGCACCTTTGCGGTGGACGGCCAGGTCAACATGGACGACCTGCTGACCAGCCGGCCTGGGGGCGTGGTGCGCATCAAGCAGCCGGGTGCCGTGGGCATGCTGGACCAAGGCCGGGGCGACGGTGGTGCGGCCATGGGCATGATGGAGTACATGCAGGGCTACCTGGAAGACAGCACCGGCTGGACCCGCTACAACCAGGGCAGTGATGGCGACAGCCTGAACCAGACCGCCACCGGCGTCAACCAGATTACCAACCGAGCCGACATGCGCTTGGACCTGATCGCGCGCAACTTTGCCGAAGGCTTTCGCAACTTGTTCCGGTTGATGTTGCGCCTGTGCAGCCAGTACCAAAGCAAAGAGGAGATGGTGAAGCTGCGCGGTGAGTGGGTGTCTGTGAACCCGCGCGACTGGCGCACCGGCTTTGACACCACCGTCAACGTGGGCTTGGGAACGGGCAGCAAGGACCAACAGGTGCAGCATTTGATGATGCTGGCCCAGCAGCAGCAGTTTGGCCTGCAAATAGGCACAGCCACACCGCAAAACGTGTTTGAAGCTCAGAAGGAGCTGGCCAAGGCGTTAGGTTTTAAAAACGGCGACAAGTTTTTCAGCGACCCGGCCAAGAACCAGGCGCCGCAGCAGCCCAACCCGGTCCAACTGCAAATGCAACTGGAGCAAGCCAAGGCCCAGGCGCAGGCCCAGCTCAAGCAGATGGAGCTGGCCGCAGACGCGCAGAAGTTCCAGGCCGAGACGCAAATCAGGCTGCAGGAGCTGCAACTCAAGTCCCAGGCCAAGCTGCAAGAGGTGCAAGCCAGCCTGGAGCTGCAGGCCGCTAACGACGAGCGAGACGCCCAGCGTGAGCAGCACAAAGCCGAGTTAGATGCGGCGCTTAAAGCGCAAGACGCCGAGATGGAGCGCTGGAAGGCGCAGCTGGAGGCCGAAACCCGGGTGCTGGTGGCGCAAATTGCCGCGCAGTCCAGGGAGATGGAGAGTCCAGCCGAGCAATTGGCCGAGGGCATTGAAGAGCCCAGCCTGAACAGCGCTTTGGCGCTGGCCATCAACGGCTTCAGCGCCGCATTGGGCGAGATGCAGCGCCCCAAAACCATCATTCGCGGCCCTGACGGCCGAGCCCAGGGCATTGCCTAAGAAAGACCGACCATGGCTAAAAGTACCACTACCTGCAACAACCTGCTTAAGCTGCTGTTTAACGGCACTGCCTGGGCCAACGTGGCCGACAACGCCGCCAGCACGCCCCTGACCAATTTGTACCTGAGCCTGCACACTGCCGACCCTGGTGTGGGCAACTCCCAGGCCACCAGCGAGACAAGCTACACCAATTACGCCAGGATTGCCTTGGCGCGTACCTCGGGCGGCTGGACAGTGGCTACCAACACCGCCACCAATGCGGCCTTGGCGCAGTTTGCGCAGTGCGGCGCGACCGGCGCCACTTTGACCCATGTGGCCATTGGCACCGCCGCCTCTGGTGCCGGCAACGTGCTGTACGCCGGCGCGCTCAACAGCTCATTGGCGGTGGCAAACGGCATTCAGCCGCAGTTTGCAGCCTCGGCCCTGGTGGCTACGGAGACTTAAGCATGGAGCCGTTTCGCGCCGCACAAGGTGACAAGCCGCTCTACGTTTGCGGGGAATGCAACGAGCCTGTTTTGGTGATCGAGGGTGTGCTGTACCGCCCCTGCGCCCACGCCGAAGCCCCGGTTTTGGCCAACCTTGAGGCCTTGGTTTACGGGCAGGGCGCTACCCAGTGATTTCAAGTATGCGCGATCTGGTTGATGCCGAAAATGAAGGCAAGACCCACTTCGCGAAAGCACCACCTCTGGTGTGTGGTTTGACCTGAGCATGTCCCCCGGCAACCCGGTGCCAAACTATTACGCTGCCAGCCCATTGGTGGCGGTAGCAATGGCGCAGAGTACCGACGGGGGCATCAGCCACGGGCAGAATGTTGCACAGTTGGGCTACAAGAAGTTTTTGAAGACCCTGATGGTTATGGCAACAGCAGCCAACGCAGCGCCAAACCCAATGCTGCTGTGTGATTACCTGATGTATTACCCGTTCGTGGATATGGGTAACACCGACCCGCAAGTTATGACCAACACGGTGACACTGCCCCGCTACACCAATGGTGTGGGTGTGCAGATCATGCCCGTTCAAGTGGCGGCTCAGTCAGGGTCAGGCAACCCGCAGTTTTTTGTGACCTACACCAATTCAGACGGCGTAAGTGGGCGCACCACGCAAATTGTGGCCTGCAACACAGCCACCGCTACGGGCTCTATCA